TTTAAATTCATTTAAATATTTTTCATAATTCTGTGAAAATATATTTTTTTCTATGTAATTATAACATATATGACTAGGTACTTGATTAATATTAGTATTTGATAAATTAAATTGTTTTTTAAAATTTAAAAAATTTTCTATATTTTTTATGAAGTTTATATCATTATTATAATTGTGTTCTATTTTTAAAAATGGTTGATAATAATATTCAAAATTATTCATTTTACAAAAAATATATGTCCATATTATATTTTGTAATTGTGCTCCAAATCCATCACTTCTAACAGGATTTGAATATTTTTCCATTATATGTTTAATATTTTATTTATAAATATAAATATATAAATATAAATGTCTATTAATATTAGTGATTCTCTCTTTAAATGTAATTATATATTACCAAACGATAGCTATCATATTTTTTGTAAAAATATATATTCTCAAAATGGTGAAGATGGAATAATTGAACAATTAATTAAAGAATTAAATATAAAAAATGGCACTTTTTGTGAATTTGGAGCATCTGATGGAATAACTTCTAGTAATACATATAATTTAATAGAAAACTATAATTTTAGTGGACTTGCCATAGAATCTGATAAAATTAGATATGATAAATGTATAGAAAACTATTACAAAAATCCTTATTTACAAGTAGAACACGGTATGGTTTTATATAATGATTATAATCTTAATTTAGATAGATGGTTAGAAAAAGGAAAATTACCATATGATTTTGATATTTTATCAATTGATATTGATTGTGATGATTATTATGTTTGGGAAAATATGACAAAATTTAATCCTAAAATCGTAATATTAGAAGTAAATAGTTATAGAGACCCTGTTTTTGATGAATTGCCAAGAAAACCTAGTACAGAATATAATATTGATTTACTAAAACAGCAAATACCAGGAAGAGTAGCACTTGGCTGTAGTTTCATATCTGGCGTTAAATTAGGATTGAATAAAGGTTATATACCAGTATCTTTTACTGGAAATATAATATTTGTAAGAAAGGATTTAATTGAACAACTAAAAATATTTCCTTATAAAATATCAAATAATCCCAATGATTATATAAGTCTATATACACCTTTATCTATGTGGGAAAATGACTGGTATACAAATAATACTTTATACGTGAATAAAGCAATTGGTGATTATTATTTATCAACAAATAAAAAAGAAATAAATATAGAATGGTTAAATAAAAGAGTTAAAGAAATTAAAAAAAATTATTTTTGTTCTATATAAATTGATTTTGCTAAATCCATAAATTTTTTATTTACATATGTTGGGTCATTAGTATTTGGATGATTTATTTTAATAAAGTTTTGACTTAACATATACTCTGAAATATTACTTTCATTACAATTATCTGCTCCAATATACTGATGTCCATCTGGTTCAGCAGTAACAAATACTACTTTTTCACGCAAATAATCACCTGCCCCTTTCAAAATATTTAAATCAGATCCTTGTGCATCAATTTTAATATAATCTATATATTCGAATCTATCCCAAGGGAATTCATCAAAAAACATTTTTAAACTTAATACTGGCACTTTTATTTTATTAAAAGATCCAAATCCTTGTCCATCCATAGCCATATTATCAATTGGTTCGTATAAACTAGAAGTTCCACAATCCTTAGTTGTTGAATAGAAAGTCATTTCTTCTAGTGTTTCAACATTCCCTAATGCAACTTTATTTATAAAAAATCTATTATCATATTTATTAATATTATTTAAATTTATCCCATTAAATTTTTTCACAACAAAAGCATTTGGATTAGGTTCAAATCCAAATACCATAAGATTTGGTTCTTTTGATAACCAACTTTGTGATTGTGGGGCATTATAAGATAGTCCTATATCTAATTTCACATGTGTACAATTTCCAGGTATATTAAACATTATATTATTATAATACTTAAATATTTAAAAAAATAAAAATTAAACTAATAAAATGTTATTAATTAAATTAATGGGTGGTCTCGGTAACCAATTATTTCAAATATTTTCTCTTATTTCTTATTCTATTGATAATAAAATTGATTATAAAATATTTGAATACAAAGATGATATGGTATCAGTAAATGATATCAATTCTAAGAGAAATACATTTTGGAATACATTGTTTAAAAATATTTATAATAAAACTATTAAAAATATAAATGGTCCTTTTTATCAATATAATGAACCATGTTTTGAATATAAACCATTGCCAAAAATTGAAGATCATTCTAAAAATTATTTATTTTATGGATATTTTCAATCACATAAATATTTTCAAAATAATTTGGATAAAATTTTAGATTTAATAAAATGGAATGATATAAAGCAACCTTATGAAAATAAGTATGATTATAAGAATACCGTATCATTACATTTCAGAATAGGTGATAGTATCAATGTACTGAATTATCATCCTATATTATCAATAGAGTACTATATAAATTCTTTAGATAGATTAATGAATGATACAGATAAAAATGATTGGAACATATTATATTTTTATGAACCTTTACAAAGAGATAAAGAAATAATAGATAAAAATATAAGTATATTAAAAGAAAAATATGATAAATTAAATTTTATAAGTATAGATCATAAATTAGATGATTGGGAACAAATGATATGTATGAGTTTATGTAAACATAATATAATAGCAAACAGTACATTTAGTTGGTGGGGGGCATATTTAAATAAAAATGATAATCGAGTATATTATCCTGATATATGGTTTGGACCTGCTATGGGTGATAAAAATTTAAAAGATTTATTTTTAGATGATTGGATTGAAGTATCTTTTATTAAATCTAAAAAAGAAGGTATAACAATATTAATGCCCATATACAATGGAATAGAATTTATAGAAGAATCAGTTACATCTATAATAAGGCAAAGATATACAAATTGGGAATTAATAATAGGGATAAATGGACATCCACCAAATTCAGAAGTATATAAAAAAGCAAAAGAATATGAATCTGATAAAATAAAAGTTTGTGATTTAATTGATATAAAAGGAAAATCAAATGCGCTAAATGAAATGTTAAAATATAGTAATTTTAATTGGATTTCATTGCTAGATGTAGATGATATATGGTTGCCAAAAAAACTAGAATCACAAATCCCTTATATGGATAATTATGATATAATTGGAACACAATGTAAATACTTTGGAGATATAACTGGTTCACCAAGTATTCCATTAAAAGATATATCTACTTTTGATTTTTATAAAGTAAATCCTATAATCAATAGTAGTTGTTTAGTGAAAAAAAATTTGTGTTATTGGAGAGATGGATTGAAAGGTGTTGAAGATTATGATATGTGGTTAAGATTATGGAAAAATAAATATAAATTTTATAATGTTGAAACAATTCAAGTCATGCATAGAATACATCAACAAAGTGCATTTAATAATAGTAATAATAATTATGTAGAAGAATTAATAAATTATCATAAATCACAATAAATATGTATCAAATGCGAACCATGGATCATAATTTATATTTTTTTGGGTAATTAATTTAAATTTATCTTTGTTATCTAAATATAAATCAATTATAATAATCTGGTCGTCTTTTATTAATTTATTTTCATCAAGATATTTTTCTATTTTTTCATAATAAATTTCATTCCACCATTTTAAATTATCTTTATTTGATATAAAAAATCCCCCAGCAATACTACATTGTTCTGCTGGTATTTCATTTTTTTCTTTTTTATATAATTCTATATCATTTAAATATTTATCAGAACACACTTTTGTATAATATATTTTATCTTCTAAATTTTCTATAATATTTTTATTTGGCCAATTGGATATATTATTATAAGGTAAATTATTATAATTACATCTAAAATATCCTATGTCACACCAACCATAATAATATGTATCAAAATATTTATTTTTAATAGTATCATTTACAAAATTAATTTTTTCATTCCATAACATATTTACATTCCAATCAATTTTATCATTTAATAATAAGTTTTGTTCATGATTTTTAATCCAAAAATCTTTATATTTGTATGTATTAAATGATTCTATTTCTTTAATGACAATTTTTATATTATTATTAATACGCATATCATCAAAAAAATATTTAGATTTTTTGTCTGTATATATAACTAAGTAAAAATTATTAACATTATCTATTAAATTCTTTGCCCATTTTTTATATGTTTCAATGTCAAATTTACTATTTAATATGTAAAAACAAGTAGATAATGTTAATTTTATATTTATTTTATTTTCATTACATAATATGTCATTAATCAATTCATTTCTTTTATCTGTCCAATATCTTGATCCTTCTTTTCCACCATTATATGTTAATTGATCTTCATGTAATCTATAATATAATACAACATCTTTCATATTATATATTTTTCCATTTTTCTTAAGAACACGTAGAATCAATTCAAAATCTTCACACATCGAATGAATTGATCCATTATAATTACCTACTTCTAATATTTCTCTTTTTCTGAAACAAAATGTAGGATGATTCATTAACCAATGATTACGTGTATTTTTCATGAATGTTTCTAAATCTAAATGAGAGTGATTAGTTTTACCACAATCAAATATTTTATTGTTAATATGTTTGAACATATTAACCTGTGCACCACATAAAACACATTCTGGATTTTTATTCATAAATTCTAATTGTTTAATAATTCTATCACCAACCATTATATCATCACTATCCATCCTCATAATTATATCATTAGTACATAGTTCAACACCCTTATTTAATGAAAAACCTAAGCCTTTATTACCATCATTTTCTGAATAAACTACTTTTGTGAATCTTGTTGTTTTACTGAAATCATCTAATAATCTTTTTAATAATGTTGTATTTAACTCGTCTGATCCATCATTAATCCATACTAATTCTATACTTGTATTACCTATTTGATTTTTAATAGAATCAAGACATTCTTTAATATATTTTGCTTTTGTATTATAACTACTTACTAGGACAGATACAGAATCTTCACTTGATAATAATTGTTCTGGTACAGATCCACTTTTATCATATTTATTAAAATTAGTAGACCCCCATAGTTGATATGCATATACTTTACCATGTCCACAATATTCATTTTTAGTATGATGAATTGGTAGAAAGTAATAACTAGGAAATATTTTTAAATCCATATATTTACCTGTATCATACATTCGCGTTAATAATCCAGGTCCAACAGTAATCCATGCCATATTTGTATGAACAGGGTTTGATTTCATAAAATCAATTGCTCCTTTTACTAATGGATGTTTAGGTGGAAACCCCATAGTCCCAGTTGCAATTAATCCAGGACGGAGTCCTTCGTGTTCATATCCAGCAAAACATTTTTGATCCATTAAAAGATCATCAAACGGTTCAATACATATGGAATCGGCATCTAAGAAAACACCGCCATATTTATATAATATTTCCCATCTCATAATATCTGCTTTACCATTAATTTCTTTCATATCGTCAATTCTATTCTGACACTCGAACTTCATTTCTCTTTTAATAAATTCCTCTTCATTCCATCTAATATATTCAAAATCAGGATGTTTATCTTTCCATGTATCCATAGGTATAGTTGGTGGTTCTTTAGGACCAATCCATAGTTGATGTATGATTTTTGGTATCATTTATGATTAATTAAATTATATTAATTTTAAATATTAAATAATATAAATGGCATGGCCAATAAATGAAAAATCTAAAAGTATTTTAAATCTAGTAGAACATTTTGAACACAGTGTATTCGGTGAACAGATGGATGTTTGGTCACCTAAAACAACTACGCATCATCATCTTATAATTAATCGTGTTAATAAATTATTAGATGAAATGGGATATTCTGATTCTCCAACAATGGAATTACAATTACATAAAAAAATAGAATTAATAGCACATAATTTAGGTATATCTTTTTGGGAAGAAGATTCTGATAATGATGATGATGGAAATATATTAGATTCTGCTGGATCACCTACATTACAATCATGATCCCCAGAATGTAAATCCCCATCCACGGAATTTTTCTTCATATATCTTTGGTGTTATATCATTCATACACACTAAACTTAATTTATGTTTACGATATTTTATCGAATCTACATCTGATTTTATAGTTTTTATATCTTCTTTTATATCTTCTTCTTCTTCAGATGAATAATCACTAGAATCGGAAGAACTATCT